AGAGAAGGAGAGATAAGTGATGAAGAAACTCAACGTACTTCAACTCATCAAAGAGCAGAAGCAAAAAGAGCAACGTCGTCACCAAGCACTCCTTGCAAACGCAGGAGCAGGTAAGTGATTGCTACAATTGCGGCTATTGCAGGTGCATCAACGGCATTCATTTATCTAATTTATTTTGAAGTTCTATTGCTAAACAAGTAATGGATAATTACCATTACCACTATGATGATGCAGACAAGGACAGTAGAGGTCCCGCTTGTTATCTTTTAACATATCGTGGATGTCGTTATTGGTCTTGTTACCGTATTCATCTTGTGGAATGGTTTGAAAAAATGTTTAAATCAGAGGGGTCTTGACACCCCTCTTTTTTTTGACTATAATACCTTTGTTGAGGTTGATAAAAATGGATAGAGAAAAGCTTAAGCTAATTGTCAAAAACCTTGAGTCTCTGGTAGAATGTCTTAAGTCAGAAGTTTATTCTGATGTAGATTCATATAAGATGAACTACGAAGAGATTTCACAACACATTACTGATTACGACGAAGTATTTTATGAAGGAGATGACGATGGATACCCAGATTGATGAGTTTGAGTTTATGAAACCAGAAGTAAAACTCATTAGTGTTACACCCGATGCAGAGAAGCACATGGCATATTGTGCTCGGGTAAGTAATCCTGCTAATCAAGAAAACGAAAAGTTCTCTGGTCTGCTTAAGTATTGCATTCAGCATCAACACTGGAGCATTTTTGAACAAGCAACTATGACCGTAGAGATTAATACTACTCGTGGTATTGCAGCCCAGATACTTCGTCATAGGTCATTTACATATCAAGAATTTTCTCAGCGTTATGCTGATGCAAGTCTTCTAAACAAAACTATTCCTCTTCCTGAACTTCGTCGTCAGGATGATAAGAATCGTCAGAACTCAATTGATGACATTCCTGATTATTTGCGTCTGACTCTGACAGAAGATATCCGTGTTCATTTTGAGCACTCTCTACGACTCTACAACCGTCTTCTAGAGAAAGGTGTGGCAAAGGAGTGTGCAAGGTTCGTACTGCCTCTGGCGACCCCTACACGCCTCTATATGACGGGTTCTGTGCGGTCTTGGATTCACTACATCGATCTACGCTCTGCACACGGTACACAGAAGGAACATATGGAGATTGCTGAACTCGTTCGTTGTATCTTTACTTGTCAGTTCCCTGCAGTATCTGAAGCTCTTGGTTGGACTCGTGATGGATGTTCTGAATGCGTAGATGCACCTTCCATTACGATTGAATAAATATCGTTACATACTATGGAGGATTATTTTGGCAACATACCCTGTTATTAATAAAGAAACTGGTGAACAAAAAGAAGTTACTATGAGTGTTCATGAATGGGACCAGTGGAAAAAAGATAATCCTGACTGGGATAGGGATTGGTCTGATCCCAGCACTTGTCCTTCTTCTGGAGAAGTTGGAGAGATCTATGATAGACTGAAAAAATCTCATCCTGGATGGAATGATGTTCTGTACAAAGCATCAAAAGCACCTGGATCAAAAGTAAAACCTATCTGATACTATATGCCTGCAAAAAGAAATACGCCAAAGACACCAGTACCCTTTGGAATGAGCAACAGACAGATGAAAAGAAAAAAACCAATTAGTTCTGACTTGATGAGGACTATTGAACCTCTAACAGAAAATCAAGAAGAACTTTTTCGTTGTTATAAGTTAGATCAAAACCTTGTTGCATATGGTTGTGCAGGTACAGGTAAGACATTTATTACTCTGTATAATGCTCTTCGTGATGTATTAAATGAAAAAACACCTTACGAAAAGATTTATATTGTAAGAAGTCTTGTTGCCACAAGGGAAATTGGTTTTCTTCCTGGAGACCATGAAGATAAGTCTTCGCTTTACCAGATTCCATATAAGAATATGGTAAAGTATATGTTTGAGTTGCCATCTGAAGCAGACTTTGAAATGCTCTATGGCAATCTTAAAACACAAGGTACAATTAGTTTTTGGAGTACTTCTTTCATTCGTGGTACTACGTTAGACAACGCTATTATTATCGTAGATGAATTCCAAAACTTGAACTATCATGAACTTGATAGTATCATTACTCGTGTAGGTGAGAATAGTAAGATTATGTTCTGTGGCGATGCTACTCAATCCGATCTTATTAAAACAAATGAGAAGAATGGAATTATTGATTTCATGAAAGTTCTTCGCATTATGCCTTCAATTGATATTATTGAATTTGGAGTTGAAGATATTGTTCGCTCTGGATTTGTGAAAGAATACATCTTGGCAAAAATGGAAGTTGGTCTATGAGTTTTATTCATCATAATTATCTGGGTGATATTGAATTAAATTGTAAAACAACAGAAAGCATCCGTCTCTACGAACTTCCTAGTGGAGATTGGGTGCCTTCTATTACTTCTGTCACTTCATTCTATAATCGACAAATCTTTGTGAAGTGGCGAGAGCGTGTTGGTCTTGAAGAAGCAAATCGTATTACAAAAAGAGCAACTGCAAGAGGAACTGATTTTCACCAAGTCTGTCAAGATTATCTGGAAAACAAAGAACTAAACTGGGATGATTATCAACCCCTGACAAAGTTTATGTTCTATCACCTTAAACCAGAGCTTGATAAGATAAATAATATTCATGCAATTGAAAGGACTCTTTATTCTGAATACTACGGACTTGCGGGAAGAGTTGATTGTATTGCAGAATATGAAGGAGAACTTGCTGTAATTGACTTCAAAACATCTGACAAAATCAAACCAGAAGAATGGATTGAAAATTATTTTGTTCAAGAAATGTTTTATGCTGCTGCATATTATGAACTAACTGAAATTCCCATTAAAAAACTTATTACTTTAATGGTTACTCCTAGTGGAGAAGTTAAAGTATTTGACAAAAGGAACAAAGGGGATTATATTAAACTATTAGTTCGCTACATTAAAGAATTTGTACATCACAATATTAGGTCAGATGGAGAATGAATTACAAAGAGAATTAGAAAATAAATTTCTATGTCCATCAAAATTTGCACAAGAAATTGAAGGATTGGTTCATACTCATAAAGATATGAATTATATTGATGCGATCATTCATTATTGTGAAGAAAATAATATTGATGTTGAGTCTGTTCCTAAACTTATTTCAAAACCTCTAAAGGAAAAAATTAAGTATGAAGCAATGGAACTTAACTTTCTCAAGAGGAGTTCGAGAGCAAGATTACCACTTTGATAAATGATGCCTGTTGATGCTTATCGTTGTTATTTGTCTTTAAAGAATCACTTTACTAAAGACAGTTATGATTACCACAAGTATTGTGGTAAGAGTCGTGCAACTGTACAATCTTTCTACAAACGTAAAGATCGTTTTTGGTTTGAGAAAGTTTCACGCCAAAAGACTGATCAAGAAATAGTTGAGTTCTTTGTATCTAACTTTATTACATGTACTGACCCAAGCAAACTTTGGATTGGTGAAATGATGCGAGAAGGGGAAGGTAGATATGAAGCATGGAAAAAAAGAAATCAATCTCTTTCGTATGTGTTTAAAGAAGAGACTCAGACTTTGTTCGAAAACAAAAAGGTAGATGATATCTTTGATTGTTCTAAAGGTCATCCACCAGTTCTTAAAAATTTCCTGAGCGGGAAAATTAGCCCCGAAACACTAGTCATTTATGATAAGATTTTCCTGTTCGGGAAAGATTTTGATAAGAAACTTCAAGACCCAGTATGGGAAACCGTCAGTAAAAAAATAAAAAAGTATAGCCCATTCCTAAATATTGATGTACAGCGTTATCGCAAACTATTAAAGGAAATTATTCTAGGAGAAAAATGAGTTTCTTCAGTTCTGAAGTTGTCCGCGCAGAGATGACTGAAATTGGTGAAATGCAAGAAGAGGTTTATAAAAACGTCTTCAAGTTTCCCACTATGTCAAGAGAAGAAAAACTAGATCATGTTAAACTTCTAGAAAAACTTCTTGACAAACAAAAAGTTCTTTACACTCGTCTGAGTTTATCTGACGATCCTGAAGCAATTCAGATGAAAGAACGTATTGCTGAGTCTGCTTCGATGATGGGTCTTCCATCAAATGTCGATATGAATGTAATCTTTAATAACATGTCAAAAATGCTTGATGTGATGAAGGAACAGATTGACAAGACAGGTTCTGACCTGTAGAATAACGAAGTACACAAAAGCCAAATCCGTACAAATCCGAGGTAATCCTAATGTCTTTTTCTGACCTTAAAAAACAATCTTCTCTTGGTTCACTAACTTCCAAACTGGTAAAGGAAGTAGAGAAGATGAGCAATACTTCTGGTGGCGCAGATGAGCGTCTCTGGAAACCCGAAATGGACAAGACTGGTAATGGTTTCGCAGTCATCCGTTTCCTCCCTGCCCCTGAAGGTGAAGAACTTCCCTGGGCAAAAATGTATTCTCATGCATTCCAAGGTCCTGGTGGTTGGTACATCGAAAATTCTTTGACCACTATCGGGCAAAAAGATCCACTTGGCGAATACAACCGCGAACTTTGGAACAGCGGTTCTGAAGCGAACAAAGAAACTGTTCGCAAACAAAAGCGAAAGTTGTCTTACTACAGCAACATTTATGTTGTAAAGGATCCTACAAATCCACAAAACGAAGGTAAAGTCTTCCTGTTTAAGTATGGTAAGAAGATCTTTGACAAGATCATGGAAGCAATGCAACCTGAGTTTGAGGATGAAACTCCCATCAATCCTTTTGACTTCTGGCAAGGTGCTAATTTCAAACTCAAAATCGTAAAGAAAGATGGGTATTGGAATTATGATAAATCAGAGTTTGGTTCAGTTGAACCACTACTGGATGATGATGATGCTCTTGAAACAATCTGGAAGAAGCAGTATTCTCTGACTGCAATTACCGCTCCAGATCAGTTCAAATCATACGAAGATCTTGAGCGTCGTATGAATATGGTTCTTGGTAAGAAAACCTCACCTACTCAGTCTCGTGCTGTGCTTGAGCAAGAGGATGAGTATGAAGAATATATGGAGAAAAATTCGGTTGAGACTAAAGTTGTCGATGAACTTGAACAATCATATTCCCGTTCAAAGTCTCCTTCTCTTCCTACAATCAACACTTCCGATGATGAAGATGATGCTCTCTCTTACTTCCAACGTCTAGCAGAAGAGTGATTATTCAAATAGTCTAATATTATCTCCTTTTTTAAGGGTGTCATTCACATATTGAGTGGCACCTTTTTTATATTTCATAATATCTTCCATATCATCAACTATAATATTTAAGTATCTTGGTTTTAGTATAAAAATATTTCTTTTATCATTTTCAATTTTTTCTTCATATTCATAGTTTGTTATTGGTATAGCAATATTTCCTGTGTCAATAGTTTGTGAAGTGCCGTAATCATAGTAGTTAACTGAAAAGTTATTTTCTACTTGAAGTCCGCCGGGGAAAATAACGACTCCTCTACTATCTTTTATTTCCCTACTTTCATAATGGTGAATTCCATTATAGAGTGTGTCATAGTCTTGGTATTTTGTGATAACATAATTATCAAATGACTGCTGTGTTAAAGGCCACTCTGATTGAATATTGACAATATTATTAGATAAAAGAACAACCCAATCTAAAGTTGGATCATTATAAACTTCGAAAGCAACATTATCTGGTCTGTCGTCTCCAATAATTTTATATTTTTCAAAAAACTTTAACTCTTGATATATGTCATCACGAATTTTTCCTCTTTTAAATAGATTCTTTACATTAATATAATCGGATATTTTAGCATTTGGAAGTCTGCTAATGTATTCAAAATCTGGAACTTGTCTGAAGTAAGGTGCCATCTTAGTATCCTATTACTGTGTCTGAATTTCCGCCAGGTAGTTTACTATAGTCATCATTATAAATTGGTTCAAGTTCGCTAAATTGCATTTGAATTTGGTATGATGTCATGGCACCATCTGCAAATGTCATATAATTTTGTTCTGGTGTATAATCAACAGAAAAAGATTGTAATGCACACTCTTTGATTCTGTTTATATATGGATGATCATCATTTTTATGTAAATATTGAATCTTAAATGTGTGTGGTGATTTTAGGAATAGGTTTGATTGAGATCGTTGAGCAGCCATTCCTTGTTTAAAAAATCTAATAATCTGTCTGATTTGATCAGTATCTGCTTTATTTCTTGCAGAAAGTTTAAATGTAAACGTAAATGGTCTAAGACTAGGACCTTGAAATAATAATTCAAGGTTTTGATTTAAAATCCCACCCGTTGTTCTTGCTAAAATTCCTGGAACACCTGTTGCTTGTTCTGTGAAAAATCCAGCAAATGCTGCTTTTCCTTCTGGTAAATTTTTTCTAATATTTTCTAATTCTTTTCCAGCCTGATTTGCCATTTCTTCACCACCCCCAAGTATCCCAGAAAGAGCAAGGTTTGCTAAAATTGCTTGCCCTGCCGTCATTCTATCTTCTCCCCAACTCACGGAGTTTGTATCATTTATTCCACCTTGAATTGGTAAGATAACTGATCCTATGATGTTTGTATCAGTAATTGCTCTTCTTTCTGAAAATCCAAAAGTTCCTCCTGTTGAAAAACTCTTTGGAGCATATTCAACCATATTAAATTTAATTACATCCTGAACTGTGTTTTGTAAATCGGCAGGGTACTTTAAATTTTTAAATGATCCTTTTCCTTTTCTTGTCTCAGCATTTGCAGATATTAATTGTGTAAGTTGTTCTGCAGAAATTGGAGGAGCATTACCAGATTCAGTTGATGCATTTTGTAAAGCACTTTTATATTGTGTTGTTCCACCTATTTTTGATTTTTCTTCGGATGAAGATAATGCATCAATTGCTTTTGCAGCATTTTGTTTATTCTGATTATCTAGAGTCGTGTATAAAGATGTATTAGAACCTATTTCAGATTCATATGCAGATCCCTTTGTTACTTTACCACTTGTATCTGTACCGGATATTATATCTCTTTCTCTTGTAATTTTATTAACTGAATATAGTTTTCTTGCTCCTGTGGAAACATCTACTACAGTCGCATATCTCTTTCCATTAGTTGAGTTCCACTCTGCAGAATACTCATTTGGATTTGTACTACTTGGAGCTTTCTGCCACCCTTCAGGTGGATTAGGTCTATCTGCCATCAGACATAGGGTTTTTATTTATTTAGACGGAACTTTTCATATGGAATACTTAGTAGATCATCTAATTCATTTTGTCTAACTAAATGCATTTGTCCAGCAAGTTCTTCCCATGTATAATTTCTAGTTTTTCTCCAATGAAAATTTAGACCTTTAAATCCCCATTTTTGGATTTCTGTACAGGCAATTAATGGATGTTGATCATATTCAATATCAGGGGTCTTTGGGTTATATATGAATGTATAAAATTTTCCTACTTCTGGTATCCAACTCTTCTCAGTCAACACAGTTAATATTTCTATCATCATATCCTCTGGGTCAGTCAACTTGTCAATCTTACTTCTTATTGGTTCAATTCTATTTGAAGTTTTTGATGGTACATATTGACCAAAACCTTTTGCCATTACTTGATACCTAAATCTTTTTCTGTTATTACTTTAAACTCTAGAAGTCTATCCTTACAAAATTCATCTGCTGCTTTCCATTTTGCTTGATTGACTGCGTAAGTTCGACATTCATGAAGGTATGATTTTGTCACTCTTGATTTCTTTTGGGGAGGAGTTGTTTGTTTTTCCGGTTTTACTTCAACAACATAGGTTTTGATTTTATCATTTTTATCTTTAATTTTTATGATGAAATCTGGAAAATATCTATGAACTTTGTTGTCTACTGGAGAGACATATGGAATACAAAATTCTTCAGATGCCCAAAAAATTACACTTGGATTGTGATCACACCAGTAACAAAATTTTCTTTCCCAACTACTTCTACAAATAATATTATCTGAATTGCCTTTATATTTTTCAGGATAAGATGGTTTGTATTTGCTTTTAATACTCTCTGCCATTATCTCTGCTACATAATATATAAGGATAAAATTATTTATAGATGGTCGCTCCAAACCCACGTCCAAGAACTATATCTGAAGTTAAAAGTAAATTATTAAGTCCTGCTCTTACATCACATTATGAACTTTACATGAATTTGCCAAACAGTAGTGACTTTAATTCTGTAATGCAAGCGAATGGAATTAATTATGCAATATCTCAAGACAATATACAACTTGCATGTTCGGAAGCAACCTTACCTGGTTCTTCTTTAGCAACTCACGAAATTACAGGAGACTATACTGGGGTAACTGAAAGACATGCGTATAGAAGAATATATGATGATAGAATCGATCTGACTTTTTATGTCGATACTAATTATACCGTTATACGATTTTTTGAAACATGGATAAAATATATTGTTTCTGAAAGTATTTCTCCAGGATCTGATGGTAGATTGGGTTTAAGAAGTCCAAATTATTTTTATACGGTTAGATATCCTCAAGAATATCAAACAGAATTTAGTATTACTAAATTTGAAAAAACTGGTTATAATAATTTCTATAATGGATCTAAATTGGTTTATACCTTTATGAAGGCATATCCAATTAGTATTACATCGATGCCAGTTTCTTATGAAACATCATCTCTTTTGAAGTGTACTGTTTCATTTAACTACACTAGATACTTCATAGAGAGTTTGGCAGGATCTCCAGCACCTGCATCTGGATCTCCTCAAGCAACTCTTGGATCTAATTTAACCACTCCTCTTCAGCAGGGATTATTTAATGCAGATTCCGTGTTTATTAATCCAGAATTTGGAATTGATACCACGGGAGGACTATCAATATCTAATGCTTTATCTTCAGGCAATAGTATTCAACAATATGAAGGAGATGAAATTATTGGTGCTATAAATTCTAATCAGAGACCTGTAGAAGCTGGTCTTCCTTATGTCGGAAGAAATGTAGGACCTATTGCACCTTTTAATGGAATATAAAAAAGAGGGTCATATGACCCTCAGTTTGGAGTTGGTAATTCAACTTCTATGTTATTGAGACAATTATATGCAATTATACTACCAAAAATAAGAAAAGGTGTGATTGCAAGAGAGAGAAAAAATATTTTCATTTGTCCTTCTTTAGACCTTGAGAAAGACCAATTGCACTAACCACACCAGTCAGTCCATAGATTCCCCCCCACAGTCCCAACCAAAGAGAATTGTTTCGGTGAATTTGGGAAACTTCTGGAGCAACTTTATGGTATTTGTAAGCAGTATCATATTCTTGAACATACCATACAAAACATGCACCAGTAGCGACAGTTGTCACCGAAAGTGCAGATGCCAGGTAGAAGTTAAGAAGTCCTTTCATGTGTTTGTTTGAACTGTAGTTATTATAGCGTGTATTGTCTCCCCTTGGGGAGTTAGTAGACGGTTTCCTTTCTGGCACACCATACAATAATTTCCATAAATAATCACACCTGAAATTTTCTATAGGACATTATGCCATTACCTAAGATTTCTACGCCAATTTATGAACTTGAATTGCCATCAACAGGAGAAACGGTTCAATATAGACCCTTTCTGGTAAAAGAAGAAAAGGTACTAGTAATTGCTTTAGAGAGTGAAGATACTAAACAAATTACTACTGCCATTAAAACAGTTATTAAGAACTGCATTCTAACTAAGAATATAAAAGTAGAAGCACTTCCGACGTTTGATATAGAATATCTTTTCCTTAATATTAGGGGTAAGTCTGTTGGGGAAGAATTGGAAGTCAATATCATTTGTCCAGACGACGGAGAAACACAAGTTCCTGTAAAAATTGATATTGATTCAATTAAAGTTCAAAAGAACGAAGATCATACTAATAGAATCAAAGTTGATGATAGTATCATGATGGAAATGAGATATCCATCATTAGATCAATTTATTAAAAATAATTTTGATTTTAATGATAAAAATGCCATGGATCAATCATTTGATCTAATTGCAAGCTGTATTGATAAAATTTATACTGAAGATGAAGTTTGGTCTTCTGCAGACGTTACTAAAAAAGAATTGAATGAATTTTTAGAGCAGATGAACTCTTCACAATTTAAACAAATTGAAAAGTTCTTTGAAACTATGCCAAAACTTTCACATACAATTCAAGTTAAAAATCCATCTACCGGTGTTGAAAGTGATGTCGTGCTTGAGGGTCTATCAAGTTTTTTCGTGTAGGCATGATCCATATGGATCTTGAGAACTATTTTCGTCTAAATTTTGCCTTAATGCAGTATCATAAATATTCATTAACGGAGATAGAAAATATGATGCCTTGGGAAAGAGACATTTATGTTACTCTTTTACAACAACATCTTGAGGACGAAAAATTAAAGCACGATCAAGAAAATGCCAATTTCCTCTAAACCCGATGAGATTACAGACGATAAAATTTTAAGATACAAAAGAAAAAATAAAAATTAAAAAAACTAAAATAACTGCAGAAAGTTTTGGAGTTAAAAAAACAGAAGACTTTGTTCCCAAAGCCCTTCTTGGTGGGACAGGAGTTTCTGCAATTATTAAAAGACCCGAATCTTCTTTATATAAACCAGAAACTCTAAAGAAGGATGAATCTAAATCTTTAGAAAACTCTTTAGTCACCATAAAAGATTCTTTAAATTCAATTCTGGAAAGTTTAACAAACCAGAATAAAACCAAACAAAAAGATGCTGAATTTGAAAGAAAGAAAAAGGAAAGAGAAAAGAGAGATACTGCAGAATCGAAGTTAGAAAAAAGATTTGATACTCTTAAAAAAATAGCGAGTAAAATTATTGCACCAGTAAAGGGAATTCTTGATAAAATTATTAATTTCTTTGTGCAAATTTTTCTTGGTAGAGTAGTAATCAAATTACTTGAGTGGTTAGCAGATCCTCAGAACGCAAATAAAATTAAATCTATTTTGAGATTTATTGGAGATTGGTGGCCTGCTCTTCTTGGATCTTATATTTTATTTGGAACTACATTTGGTAGATTTATAAGAGGTACGGTTGGATTACTGAGTAGATTTATATTTCAAATAGGAAAGGTTGCAATACCCAGACTTCTTGGTCTTATTGCAAAGAATCCACTAGCGGCTTTAGTAGTTGGAACCTCTGTTGCTGGAACATTAGCAAGAACTGGAGAAAGAGAAAAATTAAAACCGGAGTTAGAAAAGCAAAGAGAAAGTGTAAAGAAAACGGAAGAAGATAAAAATGCTCCTTGGTATCAAAAACTTGGGGGATTTTTTGCTAAACAGGAATTAACAGTTGGGCAACAGAATCAAAGTATAGTTGCACCAGTTCCTGGAGCTATGTTTAGTGGTGGCGGACTCGCTGGTGGGTTTGTAAGTGGAGAGAAAGGTGTAGATAAAGTTCCTGCCATGCTTAGTGATGGCGAATTTGTAATGTCTCGTGGTGCCGTCTCTAAGTTTGGACTTCCATTTTTGGAGTCACTTAATCTTGCAGGTGGTGGAACAAACAAACCTAAAGTGATGAGTGGAACCACCTATGCTGCTGGAGGTGGATTAGTGGGATCTGATAAAAAAACAGATCCTTCTTATAGAAAAAATGAATTTTCCTTAATGAGGCAAAAGAAGGAAGAAAATAAGGTAATACAGTCTCTTCAGGGATATGCAAAATCTTTTCTTCCAAATTCTAAAAATGATCTGTTAAATTCTATTGATAGTTTAGTAGATACCCTAAAAAATAAATCAAGTGGTGGTCCAGATGTTGGATCTGTAATGGGAAAGGATAGTAATATTTCATCTGAAAAAGTTTCTACCGGATCTTTATTAACAGATCCTATGGGGGCAATAAGGAGGATTGCTTCTAAATCTAGTACTCCTAAGATACCTGAATTACCTTCCGGTGGATTTAAGATACCCAAACTATCTTCCGTTGGATTTAAGATACCTGAATTACCAAGTCCTAAAAAAGGCGGATTTGTAGATAGTCTTAAAAGTGCAACTTATAGAGATGCTGGATCAATTTATGCAAAACAAATGCTTGGTGGGTTTGGTGGTCCTGTAAGTGAAAGAGATTTGTCAAAAGAATCTCAAGCAGAATTGCAAAAAGCAATTCAAAGAGCAAAAAAGAGAACTGGTTCTGAGATTGCAAAAGCGGAAGCAAAAATAAAAGAACTAGAAGCTTCTGGTGCAAATAAAACTCCTAAAGGTAGAGAATCTTTAGCAACACAAAGAAGTTTCTTGAAAAAATTAAAGGAAGGTGGAATTAGAGTTCAGTATACAGATTATGCTGATGAAAAAGGAAACTTAAGCGAATCTGCTAAGAATGCTAAGAATATTCTTGGGCAATTCTGGGCTAAAGAAAGAGGTAAAAAAGAAGGTGGGGGATATCGTATTGAAGATAAGTATGACTTTGATATGATAAAAATAAAGGATGCAAAGACTGGTAAAATGCGTGATATGACTGGTGGAGAACTTCTCAGTCAGGGTGTATTTGGAAAAGATAAAACAACTCAACAAAGACTTCAGGCAGCGTATTTATTAAATCCTTTCAGAGGTAAAGGTGATGTTGATATGGTTCTTGGTGGAAAGAGAACTGCAGCAGAGTCTTTAGGATTGACAGGAAGTAAAACTTTATTGGGCGGAATGCTTGGTATTTCTGGGAAACCGAAAGATAAAAATACTCAAGCACTTGAAGCAAAGCGTCCTTGGTGGGACAAGATGGGTATGTTTGGGGGCACTTCTGCTCAAATGGCAAGAGATCAGAAAGCAAAACAGGATTTTGTAAAGAAGAACCCAGCAGCAAAACTTTATGATAAACCTCAAAAAAATAAAGGACAACCTTATAAATCTAGATTTGCTAGACCAAAAAATGCTGGAATTGCTTTACCAAAACCACCGGCAAAACCAAAACCAAAAGTTACTGTTGTTAAATCAAATCAATATAGAGGTGGACAAAGAGGTAGTGGAGCAAAACCAGCAACTCAATCAACACCAAAATTTAGTGCTCAGCATAAATCGGGAGCAACTAAATCTGCATCAGCATATGGAATTCATAGGTAGGTGATGTAAATGGCAGTTAATACTCAAAAACTTTTACCACCTTCAAAAAAATCAAGTGCTATAGTTGCTAAAAAAACTATGGTTCCTTCTAAGTTTCTTGGAAGAAAAGAAGAACCACAAAAAGTACCATTAGTAATTAAAAAATTATCTTCTGAAATTCAATCGTATAAAGAAGATGGTGTTCAGGATGATATTATTGAAGTTCAGGTAAAAGTTATTAGTATAGACAAGTTGCTAAAGGGTTCTGTTGCCTTTGATAAAAAACAAGTTGATGATAAGAGAAAGTCATATGAGAAAGAAAGGGCATCAAAAAAAGAAGATACCTTAGAAAAAAAGGCTAAAAAAGAAGAACCAACAGGTAAACTTCCATCTCTTCCAAAACTTGGATTTCTAGACTGGATAAAAAACTTTATCACAAATGTGGTACTTGGATATTTTGCAGTAAGACTTCTTGAACATTTACCGAAACTTAAGGGTGTTTTAAATTTTGCTGGAGCAGCATTTGATTTTGTTATTGATTGGGGTGGAAAAATACTTAATGGACTTGTAACATTTATTGACTGGGGATATAAAGCATACGATGCAACAAGAGGTTTTATAAAAAATCTTTTTGGTGAGGGTGGAGTAAAACAATTTGACCAACTATCAAGTCTTCTAAATCAGTTTTTAAATCTTGCAATTATTGCAGGAATGGCTGTTGCTGGTTCTGGTATTGGTAAAGGTGGTAAAGGAACTGCTGCCGCAAAACCCAGAACTGGTGTGGGCGAAAAGCCGAGAGTAACTACTTCTGGAGGACGTGCTACTGGAAGACCTGATATTAGAAATCCATTTAGACAAAGACCGCAAGTAACTGCTGGTACAGGAGGAACCCCAAGATTTAGACTTCCTGAAACTGCTCCAAAAGTAACGATTGGTTCAAAAGGAGTTACTAAATTTTTAGGTAAGGGACTTGCTAGAGTTCCTATTGTTGGTGGATTAATTGATTTTGCATTAAATTTGGCGTTGGGTGAGAAACCTGGAAGAGCAGCAGCCAAAGCAGTTGGTTCAACCGCAGGTGCAGCTTTAGGAACTCTTATTCCTATTCCAGTAGCAGGTACGATATTGGGTGGTATATTGGGTGATATTGTTGGAGGAACTTTATATGATGCATTAATGCCTAAATCAAAAATGGCAGGTGGTGGAAGAGTTTCGCGTGATGGTGAGAATAAAAGTGGTGTTGGTAGAACTGTAAAAGGTGCTTTTAGTAAAAAGGGTAAAGGGGGTAAAGGAAGAAGAAAATTGGCACCAAGAAAACCAACTGATGTTGAGTTTAGTAGTCCTGGTGCTGATATTGGTGGAGAGGAAAAACTATTTGGATTGTTTCCTAATCCATTAAAAATGGCTCAGCAAGCAATTGATGTAATTAATCCTTTTAAAACAGTTGAAAATACGGGAAAAAATTTAGGTAAGACAGATTACTTTGGACCAATACTTGCAATTACTTCCAAGATAACCCTAGGTCAAAAACCATCTCAACAAGACTATGAAAGAGTTGGAATGGGTATTAATTTATTGTTTGCTGAGGGAATTAATAAGGGACAGATAGTTGGTGGTGTTGCCGCTGCTTTTGCTGAGGGTGGACTAGTTGATCCTAAAACTCTTGAAGCAATAACTAGTGGTGGAGATATTACAAAATGGGTTGCTTCAACTTTTAAAGATGCTACAGAATCTAATGCTCAAAGAACTTTAAGAGAGATAAAAGAAAATGCTAATAAAAAGGGAGAAGTTGTAGGTCCTGATAAAAGTGATCCGACTTTGCCTACAGATGATGAAGGTGGTGCTGGAGGAATGACAAAGGGGCAATGGGGTCCTTTGTTAGATCTTATTGCAGGTAAAGAATCTGGTGGCAATTATGAAGCGATGTATCCAAGCACTACATTAAAAGGTGCAACTAAAATGACTATTGCGGAAGTTGCCCGAAGGGCAACCGGAGCGGTTGGAAAATATCAACAACTTCCACAATATCTTGTTGGAAGAGCAAAAGCAGCAGGTCTTAATGTGAATAAGGATCTTTATAGCCCCGAGAATCAAGAAAAAATAATTATAAATGTGAATATTAAAGGAAGGGGTGGGCAAAAATGGTTAGAAAATAAAATAAGTGATGAGGAATTTATGCAAGGTCTTTCTCAAGAATTTGCATCTCTACCAAACGCACAAGGTAAATTTTATTATCCTGGACAAAGAAGTTCTATGACTTCTGCAAAAGTTAAAGAAGCTCTTGCAAAAGTTAAAAAGGGTGGATATTCTAAAGATGAACTTGCAAAGGGTGGTGACATAGTTAGTGGTAAGAGTGGAAGTTATACTCAGTTATCAAATAATCCTGATGCAAAAAGGGGATCAAAACTTGCAGGAGAATTGGGAAGATTTCTTGACAGTAAAGGATTAGGAAAATGGGGTTCTGGTGTTCACCAACATCCAGAACATCGTCCATGGAGTCCTGAAAGTGGTCATAGCCCAGGATCCTTGCACTATGCATCTAAAGGCGCAAGAGCAATTGATATTGGTGGATATGGTAGAAGTAGAGGATATGATGATCAGGATCAAATTCTTGCAGGGATAGCTCAATTTAATAAAATGAAGGGTGTAAAACCAGTTCAATTATTAAAAGATGGGTATCCTGGTCATGATAATCATGTTCACGTTGCCTATGAAACTGGTGGGGAAACTTTAGATGGTCCACATCTTGCCATGATTGGTGAAAAAGGAAAAGAGATTGTTATTGATAATGACAGTACAATATCAGATCCTCAAGTTAAGAACATGTTACTTGCTATCAACCAAGCAAGTAATAGAAAAAGTGTGATTGATGCAATTAGGCAATATGCACCTTATGATGTTAATTTTAACGATGAGATTATTGTAGTTAATGATGATGGGAATTCTTCTTATGGCGAATATTATCAAGACCAATCTTCATCTGTTGTTGTTATTGATAGTGGTGGATATCACGATCCTTTTGAATCCTTGGATATGATTGGGTAAATAAAAAGAAGAGGAATAAAATAATGACAACACCACTAATTTCAAGAGCAGCAGAAAGTTCTTTTATAGAGTATATAAATGTTTACTCTAATAAGGATCAAAGTAAAAAAATTGCAATTGCTAATGGTATCATCAGATTGGAATATTTTGAAAGCATTATGCGACCAACACTAAGAGCATCTGTTGTTTTTGCCGATGCTGGTAAGGTAGTTGATGGGAAAACTGTTGTGGATGGATTGCCTTTAGTTGGAGAGGAAAAAGTTGAAATTAAGTTCAAGGATAATAATGATATAACATTAACTTTGGTTATGTATGTCAATAAAATTACACCACTTGTTAATGAAACTACTAAATCTTTAGTTGCACTTGACTTAGTTTCTAGAGAACTTATTCTTAACGAAAAGGTTAGATTGAATAATAGATTTGATGGAAAAATATCAGATCATATAAGAAGAATTTTTACGGATCAAAATTACCTTTCAATACAAAAACCAATTGATATTGAAGAAACTTCAAACAATTATAACTTCATAGGAAATAATAGAAAACCACTATATGCTGGTGTTTGGTTATCAAAAAAAGCAGTTCCAAATATCTCCCAAGCACAAGGAAATACTGCAGGATTCTTTCTGTATGAGACATCAGAGGGATTTAAATTTAAATCAATTGATGGATTACTAGCACAAGAAAAGAAAAAGTCTTTGATCTTTAATCAAACACCAGATTCTAGAGGTGATAATATACCTGCAGGATATGATGGTAAAATATTGGAATATGATGTTGACAATAGAGTTGATGTTTATGAGAAGTTAAAAATAGGTGCCTTTTCAACGAGAACAATTTTGTTTGATCCCTTCAACTGTTATTATGAAGTAATTACACCAAACGCAAAAGATAAGGAAGCAGCACTTAAACTTGCGGGAAAAGAATTACCTGTTTTAAATCCAGAATTCAATCGTCCTGGTCAAAACAAAGAGTTTTCTAGAACAACCTATATGCTAATTGATAAAGGATCATTACCTTCTGGTGATACTACTCAGCAAATAAACAAATCTACGGAACAAAATTTTGATCCAAAAAATATTTTGAACCAATCAATAATGAGATATAATCAGTTATTTTCTGTTCAAAGCACTATTACAATACCTGGAGATTTTTCTTTGCACGCAGGTGATGCTATCTTTATTGATTCTAAATCACTCGAATCATCTGATGAACAAATAAATACTCAGTATGGTGGTCTATATATTATAGCAGATCTTTGTCATTACATTTCTCCAGTAGAAACTTACACCAAATTAAATTTGGTTAGAGATTCTCTAGGTAGAACCGGTAATCATACCTCAGGATCAATACCACTATGAACAATAAAACAATTCACGATCATATTAATAATGATATGAATGAAATTGATAATCCAAATACAAGCGGACAGCGACGTAGACATTTGGAGACTGAATTAGATTCTCTAAGAAAATATAAAGATAATCATCCTAATGACGATCACGATCCCACTCCTTTAGAAATGTTTTGTGATGAAAATCCAGATGCTCCCGAATGTAGAATACATGATATTTGATAACTAATGGAAGGTGCTACTTTATTCAACCAAGGATTTTTAGGTGCTGGCGGTTTCCATTGGTGGATAGGGCAAATTGCCGATGACTCAACTTGGAGAGATAATATATCAGCATCTAAAATTCCAAGTGCAAATCAAATTCCTGGATGGGGATATCGATATAAAGTTAGAATTATAGGGTATCATGATAGAGAGGAAGCAACGATTTCTTCCGACCAATTACCCTGGGCTCAAGTAATGTATCCCATCACCGCTGGTGGTGGGCAAGCAAAAGCAGGACAAACTCCAAATATCAGACAGGGAATGTTTGTATTTGGATTCTTCCTTGATGGGGCAGACGCACAGAATCCGGTTATCATGGGAGTGTTGGGTAATAATCCACAAACTCCTCTTGGTACAACTATTGGTAATGATAAATCCAACTATGGACCAACTAGTGGATTTGCTCAAGGAACAAATCCCGATCCAAATATTAAACCACCAGATAATTCTTTAAAGACTGAGAAACCTACTCCACCAGGAACACCATCAACATCTTTGAAACCTGGGGTTGTATTAGATAAATTTGGTAGAGATCCTTCTAGACCACCAACTTCAAGAGAGTTGGCAGCTGCCCAATCTGCCAGAACTGAAGCAGACAGATTGGGTCTTAGAGGTGAAGCAAGAGAACGTCTGATTGCTGAAGCAACTATTGCAGCTACAAGACAAGAAGCAGCAGAAAAACAATCACCCCTCTCACCAAACGTACCCGGTACAACATGGGAAGACGTTGCTGGAGTTCACTTACTGACAGCAGCTGATGTAATCCGAAACGATCTTTATATTAAGAAAACAACACTATCGAGTCCATGTAAAGGACAGAAGAGTGATCTTAAAAATATTCAAATTGCAATTGAAAATTTAACAAACGATATCAATAAAATTCAACAGGCTGCTACTTCATATATTGATGCAGTATCAAATAAACTATCAAGTGTTCAAAGTTTGATTGATAATGCAAGTTCCCAAATAGCAGCATTTATGAAGAGTATTTTTGATCAAGTTAGAGGGTATGTTTTAAAAGAAATAAATGCTAAGGTTGCACCGACTATTGATAAATTATTTCCCAATCAAAGAAATCAACTTATGGATTTAAAAGATAGAGCAACTGATACTCTATCTTGCGTTTTTAATAAAATTATTGGTAGACTGGTTGGATTGATTGGTGGATTTTTGGGGGATTTATTTCAAGATCCAGCAGATCCGACAGGAAATACTGTAAGACAACTTTCCCCCGTTCCAAATAGTTTTCCAGTTACTCCTATTTGTAGTGTTGAGCAATTAACTGGTAATGTCTTAGGAAATACTTTACCAGATTTAACTTCTGAGATTGATAAAGTACTTGCACCAATTAGCAATTTTATATCTGATAATTTGACAACAATCGGTCAACTTGGAGGTGGATTAGGATTGAATGCTGTAACTGGTGCATTTAGTGGAGATTCTCTGGCAGGAAATCTTTCTACTTTAATTAGTGGGCAAATTAATCCAGCAGCAAATGTTGCTTCAAATGCAACTAATGCAGCAACCTCTGTTTTAAGTCAAGCAACTTCTTTAATTGGTGGTATTACTGGCAATCTAACAAGTGCTCTTGGATTTATTAATGCTATTATTTCATTTTTTACTTGTGATGATGAACCATCTTGTCCTGCTAATGATCATCATACCTTACAAAATGGTGGAGGAGCAACTGAACAACCAGAGGAACCAAACAATACTTCAGTTGCAGTTCAAGCAGAAAATCCAAAACCTGCTACATCTACGACGGAAATTCCTTTTGCAACTCCATTAAGAGATACTCAAGACCTAATTACATCATCATATACTGGACAAATAGATGTTATCCGATGATATCTGATAAATATCAACAAGTGGATATGGAAAAAATAGGTAGATAATCAAGAATGTCTGGAAGCACTTTATTTGGACCTACACCAAGTTCTGCTATTACTGTTGGATATATTGACCCAACAGGTGGGTATGTTAGTGGTATAAGTGTAAATGATGCTAATAAATATGCAGAATTAAATCCTGGAACGGTTTTTATATTCGAAGATGGTGATAGAAATATAAGATACTTAAACATTAATGAAGTAAATTTACTTACTCCAAACGATTTACTTCGTACAATACCTTGCAATTCTGATCCAACAATATATGATGATCCAAATACTGATTTGGATAATTTAATAGATGGAACTAGTGGAATAACTAATAGAGAAGAATATCTTCGTAGAATATCACGACTAAGAAAGTCAAAACCAAAAATACAATTCTGGGGTGGATCTGGAATAGGTGCAGCGGCAAATCCTATCATTAGTCAAGATGGATCTCTTCTTGCGGTTGATCTTGTGCGTCCTGGTAATGGATATAAAACTCCACCTTTTGTTACCCTAAAGGATGATAGTAAAAGAGGTAATGGTTCTAGGTTAGAATCTGTTATTGGTAATATTGCAACAGTTACTGAAGAGTTTGATGCTGAAGAAGATTTTGAAGAATATAAGATTCTAGAAGATGAAGATTTAAATCCAACATATTGGGGTCCTAATGGAGAAAATTTAGGTAAGTGGAATCCAGATGAATATTTTAGTTTGGGTGAAGACCCAATTGCTAGAGAAATTGATTTATATCAAAAGTCTATTACTAAATTAAAGAATCTC